AGGTCGGTAAGAGCGTTTTAATTGGGCACGCCCATAAACTGGGCCTATCTTCGTTCTCTGAGGGCTTAGGAGGCCATTACAGGACGATTTACGGCATAGAGGCCGGCAACCTAATGAACAAAGCCAAAGCCTCATACACAAAGGGCATCGCTAATTGGCAGATGGGCATTGTAATTTTGGACTGGGATGGTAAAAACATGACCCCAACGCTTATCCCGATTAACAAAGATGGATCATTTACAGCATTGGGCAAATCGTATGTCTAGAGAAACAGACTACAAGCCACGCACAATTGATGAGCACATTGATATCATTGATAACAGTATCGTTATCTAACACGCCGATACACCTAGCCAGATTGTCGCTGATCTAGCACATACTTAATCCCAACAGGCAAGTTGCCTGGAGATCGGGAGCAAACAAATGGAAAACATTTCAGATCAAATGGCTTTAACCATCATTATTGTTGGTGGGTTTAGTTTCATGTTTTTTATGATTTGGTTAGATGATCGTAAGAATCGCAAATGGGATGAAGCATGGCGTGCTGGTTATGAACAAGGCATGAAGGTAACAAGAAGTGTCCGCTAATCGTGAAGCAATCTTTGATGAGGCAAGATTACTCATACAAGATCGAGGTCGAGTTTATGGATCTCCTTATACCAACCACAAGCGAATTGCAGAGTTGTGGGCTGCAATCTTGGAATTCCCAATTACTGCACACCAAGTTGTCCTTTGCATGGCAGGGGTCAAGATCGCTCGTTTGGTTGAAACGCCATCACATCACGACAGTGTTGTCGATGCGGTTGCATACCTGGCATTCTACGAAGACGTTGTCACAGGTCAATTAGATGACGATCACGAGAAATTCTAATCGCAGTGTTTGGTGCGATCTATGCAAAATGCAATGGGGTCAAAGAGCAAATGGTGCTTGGTTTGAAAAAGCGCAGCAACCTGCAACCTGGATCTCAACAAGTACAAATGGCACACAAAAAGCCTACTGCGATAAATGCCGACACTATGTGGAGGCTTGGAATGATGGGAGCACTTGGGATCTTCGTGCACAACAGGAATACCGACAAGGAAAACAGGAGATAAATTATGGCTTTTAATTTGGAGGATTATGAAACTGTGGAAGAAAGGTTATCTAAGTTCTGGATCGCAAATGCGGACGGACGGATTGAAACAGAGCGAGTTGTCGCACATAACGCTCCGAGCGATGAATATGTATTTGTGGCTCGGCTATTTAGAACTGAGGCTGATCAACATCCAGTATCGACTGGGTGGGCGAGTGAAACGAAAACAACTTCAGGTTTTAATAAATTTGCTTGCGAGTTGGCTGAAAGTTCTGCGTTGGGTCGTGCGCTCGCTAACTGGACTTACGCCAAAAAAGGTGCAAGACCATCTAAATTGGAAATGGAGCGAGTACGAGAAGGAGATTTAAAAAAGCCTACCTACGGCGCACCTGGTACGAGGACAGCAGCAGTAGTTGATGCTTTGCGTAATACAGACTGGACTGCACCTAAGTTAGAAGATCCAGCACCCTTAGCCTGGTCAGTTGATGACGTTGCACAATCATTAAATGCTGAGAAGGTGTCAGAATCGTTTGATTGCGTTCATGGCAGAATGTTGCTTAAGGAAGGCACTAGTAAGACCGGAAGACCATTTAGAGGGTATGTATGTGTTGAGAAAAGCAAAGCAGATCAATGCGAACCTAAATGGGCAAAGGTTACAAGTAATGGCAAGTTCTATTTCCCAGATCCAGATAAGGATAAATAAATGGGGGAATTAGAGATTGTTCAGCCTGATGGCCTACGCATCAAATTTCATTCCAATGGAACAGTCGTACCTGACATCGTGCCGCTTAATGAGTGTTGCGATATGTGTAACGATCCAAGAATGGTGCACGTGGAGGGTTTACTGACCTGCGTGGGATGTGGAGTTATCAATCGAATTGATTATGGACATCATGCCTAAATACGATTACAAGTGTTTGCGTGAGGGAGTCGTTGCTGAGTTTGATCTAGCGATTGACCACAATGCTCCCTTTTGCAATACATGCGGGTCGGTAATGAGTAAGGTGTTTACAGCCACGCCAGCCATCTTTAAGGGCACTGGATGGGGCGCCAAGCCATGATTGAAGCGGCGGTTATGAAATGTAATGCTTGCAAGAAATCTACCATTTTCGAGATTGAATTTGGTTGGGATACAGTGCCAGGAGTAGTAATCGCTGAATGCCAGAAGTGCTATCGCAAGGGTGCAAGATTAGAGGAGGACATTATGGATAAAGAGGTTGAGAGATGCCATTTATGTGGATGTTGGAAAATGCAATTTAACAAATGCGGTGCATGTAAGGAGTAGCAACATGCCGTCTGACCTGCACTTATAGAGAAAGGTATTGACTTAGTATGGTAACCTTTAGAAGCATTCGCCCCAAAGGCGAAAAGGCGAGCCCCGTCAGGGGATGGCTCGCTAGGTGCTCCCTAATCGGGATACTTATATCTGTAGGCCAGATGAGTACCTTAAAGCCAGTACAAGCACAAACAATCAACACATACAAGCAATACACATTCATTCAATTAAACTACAACTTTAAAGAATTTTATTGTGTAAGTGATCTTTGGTATTTAGAGAGCAGATGGAATTACAAGGCTAAGAACCCAAAGAGCAGTGCGTACGGAATACCTCAATTGCTTAAGTTAAAGAGTAATGATCCTTACTATCAAATAGATCAAGGACTTAAATACATTAGGCACAAACACAACACAGCATGTAATGCGCTCGCCTTTCATAAAAAGAAGGGCTGGTATTGATGGCCAAGCAAGGTGTAGGCACTAGAACATGGCGTAAGACTAGAGAGAGAATACTTCGTAGGGATGGCTTCATTTGCCAGTACTGCGCTCAAGAGGCTGATACAGTAGATCATGTAATACCTAGAAGACTAGGTGGATTAGATAGCGATGATAATTTAGTTGCTGCATGTCAAAGATGTAATTATTCTAAAGGGGGGCGTTTTTTTGTGAGTAGAAGGACACCACCGACCCCCATTGATCTTTCTAACCGCCAAAACACCTCAATCGGGCACGATCCTTTTAAATCCTAATGATTAACCTTAAAACGGGAGAGATCCTGGGAGATCAACCTCAATCGACAATAGGAGGTGTGCCAACTCCTCGAATACACTCAAAACTCAATGATTTGCCGTCTAAAGGGCAAGAGATGATTGACTTTGCCGCCGAAGTTGGTATACCACTTATGGAATGGCAAAAATTTGTCGCTATTAACGGCCACAAAATTAAGCCTGATGGTAGATGGCATCATTCTGAAAATGGATTAGTTATTGCTCGGCAAAATGGTAAGAGCACTTTTATGATGCTCCGTATGCTTTGCGGTGCTTACGTCTGGGGTGAAGGCTTGCAACTTGCATCTGCTCACAGGCTTACAACATCCCTGGAAACCTTTAGACAAATAATTGCGTTAATCGAGGAAAATGACAAACTTGCATCAGAGGTAAAGAAGATTAGGTGGCAACATGGTGCAGAAGAATTGGAACTTAAAGGAAATCGGCGTATTGTAATTAAAGCAAGCAATAACGCATCACGTGGTATTTCCAAACCTGAAACAATCCACATGGATGAGTTGAGAGAATACAAAGATCAAGATGCGTGGTCATCTATGCGCTACACCATGATAAGTGCCAAAAACCCACAGACATGGATTTATAGCAACGCTGGCGACCAACACAGTATAGTTTTGAATTCCCTACGCAGTAGAGCCCTTGCAGCCGCTGGTGGTGCAAATGATGATATTGGTTGGTTTGAATGGAGCGCAGAACCCAATGCTCCTATCACCTTGCCGTCAGGTGAGCCGAACTGGGAAGCGTTCGCTCAGGCCAACCCATCTTTAGGAATTACAATCCATCAAGATAATTTAAGATCAGTTATTAATGATCCGCCGGACATTGTTCGCACGGAGGTATTTTGCCAATGGGTAGACACAATAAACTCAGTCGTAGATGCGCAAAAATGGCAATCATGCGCAATTGATCCAATTCCATTAGATTCAGAAAAAACAATGTGGATGGGATTAGATTTAAGTCCAGATCGTAAGTTTGGAGCATTAGTCGCTGCTCAAAGATTGCCAGGAGAAAGATTCTATGTGCAACTGCTTCATACCTGGGCAAATGATTTTTCATTGAACGATTTAGCAATTGCCAACGATGTTGCGCCGTATTATCGCAAATACCAGGTGGAAACTATTGCTTACAGCAAAAGAACCGCTGCTGCAGTTGCAAGCCGTTTACAACAAGCCGGAATCCCAACAACTGACATGGATGGGGCGATTTACAGCGAATCATGCGATAGATGGCTTGGAGCGATCAACAGTCATCGTTTACAGCATGGCGATCAAGAAGAATTAACTCAGCAAGTTTTATCTGCCGCAAGATTACCTTTTGGCGATGGAGCATGGATTATCGGTAGAAGGGCATCAAGAGTTGCAGTTTGTGCAGCCGTTGCTACTGCCCTAGTTTCCTATTTTGCGACACAGGTTGAAACCGAAGTTGATGTACAAATCGGATAAAGCAGACATAAGGTATAATATACGCCAATGGGAATCTTTGATCGTTTTGTAACAAATCAAGCACCAGTTTCAACGACAGATGTTGAGGCTGCTGCAATACCTTTTAATTTACAACAAGCCTTTGGTGGTTTGTTTCTAGGTGCACAAACTGCTTCTCGTGAGCAAGCCATGTCAGTGCCATCAGTTGCTAGAGCAAGAAACATTATTTGCAGCACTGTTGGATCGCTACCAATTGAAAGTTACAACCATTTCACAAAAGAACATTTACGACCACAGCGTTCAATTATGCAACCAGATCCACGTATTGCAGGATCAGCAATTTACGCATGGTTAGCGGAAGATTTATTATTCACAGGATTTGCTTATGGAGTTGTCCTAGATAGTTATTCATCAACAGATGGCAGTCGCATTCGTGCATGGACAAGAGTTTCTCCAGAAAGAGTTACATACAATACAAACGCAGCCCAAACTGAAATTACTGAGTATTTAATTGATGGAATGCACATTCCTCAAAGCGGTGTTGGCTCAATAATTGTATTTAGTGGATTAGATGAAGGTGTACTTAATCGAGCAGGTCGAACAATCCGCGCAGCATTAGAATTAGAAAAAGCAGCAGAGTTATACGCTAAAGAGCCAGTGCCTACAATGGTACTTAAATCAAATGGCACAAATTTAACGCCTGAAAGAATTACAAGATTGTTAGAGAGTTGGAAAACTGCTAGATCAACACGTGCAACTGCATTCTTAAACGCAGATGTGGAATTAACTGCACTTGGTTTCGATCCTGCTAAATTACAATTAAATGAAGCCAGAATGTACGTAAGTTTAGAATTGGCACGTGCTTGTGGCATTCCGGCCAGTTTCCTATCTGCTGAAACAACAAGCATGACATACAGTACGACTGTTATGGAACGTAAAGCCCTTATTGATTTTTCTTTGAGATCGGTAATTACTCCTTTGGAACAAAGACTTTCTGCTTCGGATTTTGTGCCAAACGGCGTTCAAGTAAAATTTGACATTGACGACTTTTTACGCGGATCAGCATTAGAGCGTGCACAAGTTTACGAAATACTAAACCGAATCGGTGCGATGAGCATTGAGCAAATACAAGAGGAGGAGGACTTAATCAGATGAAGATTAATTTCCCAGTAACGCTAACCGCAGCCGACAACCGCAAGAGAACAATCTCAGGAACAATTGTAACTTGGGGCGAAAAAGGCAACACATCAGCCGGAGCAACAGTTTTTGAAAAAGGCAGCATCGATTTCTCAAAGCCAGTTAAATTATTGCTTGAACATGATCGCACACGTCCAATTGGCAAGTTAATGGACATTACAGCAGATGACAATGGCATTGAGGCAACATTTAAGATCGCAGGCACAATTGCCGGAGATGATTCTTTATTAGAAGCCGCAGAAGGTTTAAGAGATGGTTTTAGCGTTGGTGTAATGGTAGATGATTGGGAAAACAAACAAGGAGTTATGTCTATCAGTGCAGCAAAATTAATTGAGGTCAGTCTAGTAACTGATCCAGCGATAGATAGCGCGAGGGTTGCAGATGTAGCAGCAACCGAAACACCAGAGAATTCCGAAGCAACCGCTGCGGAAGAACAACCACAGGAGGACAAAGTGTCTGAGATTAATTCAGAAGCCCCTATCGCAACCGAAGCGGTAGAAGCGGCAAAACTTGAGCCAGTGGCAGTTAGTGCAGCAACACCAGTTGCTTACACAAAGCCGCGCTCACCAATCACAAACAAAGCAACATACCTAGAGCACTCAGTACGTGCAGCACTAGGAAATGATGAGAGCAAGTTATATGTACGCGCTGCAGATGACACAACATCAAACAACGCAGGACTTGTTCCAACACGTCAATTGACAGAAATCATCAACCCACTATCAAACGCAGATCGTCCAGCAGTGGACAGCGTTTCACGTGGAGTTTTGCCGGACGCGGGCATGAGTTTCGAAATTCCAAAAATCACAGTCGTTCCTGTAGTTCAGGAAGAGACTGAAGCCGATGCAATCATCGAAACAGGATTAACAAACTCATTCTTAACTGTAAACGTTAAGAAGTACGCTGGCGGACAAACATTCTCAGTTGAGTTGTTAGATCGCTCATCACCAGCATTTTTTGACGAGTTAGTTAAGCAAATGGAATTCGCTTACATCAAGGCAACAGATGTTGCAGTTATCGCTGGCCTAGTTGCTGGTGGAACAGATGGCGGAAACCGCACACTAGATGCAGCAGGATTACTTGACTTTGTGTCAGACGGATCTGTTTCAATCTACAAGAACACACTTGGAACAGCAACAAACATTCTTGTTTCACCAGAGCAATTTGGTGCAATCATGAACCTTGCTGACAATGGTCGCCCAATTTACCAAAACCTAATTGGCAACCAAAACCAAGGTGGAAACCTAACTGGTCAATCACTTGGCGGAAACTTGCTTGGTCTGAACTTGCGTGTATCTCGTAACATGGCAACTGGAGCACCAACAGCCGATGATTCACTTATCTTAATCAACCCAGATTCATA